CGGCGGCAGTGTGGACAGTCGAACACAACCTTGGCTATCGGCCCGGGGGGGTCTTTGTCGTTGACTCCAGTGGCACTGAGCATGTTGGGCGTATCGAACACGTCTCAGACAATGCGCTGACGATCTCGTTCTTCACGCAGGGCGTGTTGGCCGGGTTCTCCGGGGAGGCCTACATCTCATGACCACGCCCGTCGTGCTCGATCTGCAGATGCCTGACCCGATCACTGCTGAGCAACGCCAGCTGATGGTGCACATGAAGGAACGTATGAGTGAGTTGATCGAGCAGATCGATCAGCGGCTCCTAGGAGGAGATAATGATGGCAGGATCAGGCCATAAGGTGACCAGTCCCGGCGACTCAGGGCCTAAGAAGGCTCTCCCCAACACCCCCGATGCTGCCAAGGGACCCGATGCTGCAGAAGAGAAGGCCGCTCTCGAGGCCAAGGCTGCTCTTGAAGAGCTCTCAGCCGCCAAGAAGGACGAGTCCAAGGCTCACGTAGAGGAGATGGCCGAGCTTGCCGAGGCTGATGAGAAGGAGCGCGCCAAGGCCTGATGCCGGTAATCGAACTTGATTACTGCCCGCACCCGTATCAGGCTGAAGTTCACGAAGATCCGAGCCGATTCAAGCTCATCATCGGCGGTCGCCGGGTCGGCAAGTCGAAGATGGCTCTGCACGCCCTGGTTCGGCATTGTTTAGAGGCTCCGAACCGCAACGCGTGGTGGGTGGCGCCTACTCACGCGATGGCCAGAGACATCGGTTTGGCCGAGTTTCGGGCCAATTTGGCCGTCCTGCAGCCGGCTATCGAGAGCGTGAACGAGTCCCTGGGCCGCGTCCGCTTCAGAAATGGCTCTGTGATGCACTTCAAAGGGGCTGAGAGCGAACGAAGCCTCCGTGGTAGGGGATTGACCTTCTGCGTCGTCGATGAGGCCGCATTCATGGCCAAGGAGGTCTGGACGAGAGCCCTCGTTCCGGCTCTTTCTGACAACCAGGGCGGTGCCTGGCTCGTTACCACCCCGATGGGCCGGGGAAATTGGGTGTACGAGCTCATGTGCGAGGTCACAGCCGGCATCACGCAAGGTACGTGGTGCTATCGGCACTGGCCCACCATGCTGAACCCGATTGAGACCACAGAAGAGATCGCGCATATGGCGGCGACTATGTCTGAGATCGACTTCAGACAGGAAGTACTGGCTGAGTTCGTCAGCAAGGCCGGTTATGTGTTCGCAGACTTCAATCAGGACAACATTCTCTGGTTGGCACCCGATGAGGTACGTCTGAGCCCTTCACCTCATGAGTACGACATCTTCTTAGGGGTTGATTTCGGGTTCGCTAACCCCTGTGCGGTCGTTTTCATGGCTGTGGACAACAAAACAGACGAAGTCATCCAGTTTGACGAGATTTACTCCTCTCACCTTATGATTGAGGAGATTGAGGCCCGTATCCTCGCCACACTGCGAAAGCACGACCTACAGCCGTCTGATGTGAGGTATATCTACACCGATCCGGCCGGCAACGCTGATGAATTGCAGTCTGGGGTGTCCCCCGTCGACTTCCTGCGTATGAGTCCGCAGAAGTGGCGTGTTGTCAACAAGAAGTCACTTATTGCACCTGGTCTAGCTCTTGTTCGTTCCTTCGTTTGTTCCAGTACCGGTATCCGCCGTTTCAAGGTGACCAGCAACTGTGTGAAGTCCATAGAGAGTCTACGCGGGTATGCCTACGACTCATCTGAGCGTACTGATGTCGTACGTGAGGAAGCTCTCAAAGATGGCAAGCATGATCACGCTTGTGATGCGATTCGCTATTTCTTTGTCAATCGCTTCGACCAGGCAAAATACGTGGCTTACACGCCCGAGCAAACGGACTACAGTGGCAGTAAGACTGGTCGGAAGGTTCATATGAAGAGGTGCACCCGCTGCAGGAAGCAATTCCCAAGCCGGCTACCTGCCAATGTGCCGCCCTTCCTCTGCCGAGGATGTGCTGAGACGTGACCAACACATATGGTTTTTCCTCAGCCCCGAGCAGCATTACGCAAAAGGCGATGGCCGCGGCCTTCAACCTCGAGGAGAAAGAACGCCGTGAAACTGCTGATCTGAATATTTCCTTCTATTACGGGCAGCAGGAGCAGTCGTTGAACTTGATCAACGACGATGTCGACCCCGTGATTTTGAATCTGACCAAGCCGATCATTCAGAAGCGCTGCTCTCTCCTGTACTCACGTCCCCTCGTTCGTGAGTGGGAGGGCCCGGCCGGCTCAATTGCCGCCGTCGAGCAGGTGTACAAGGACGTCAGCATTGACGCCCTCCTGCAACAAGCCGACTTATACGCGGAGCTCACAGGGAGCTCTCTGATCCACCCCTACCCCCGTGACGACCTTCCGGGGGGCCTGGGGCTTCGGATCTACGACGCCACGGCGTTCTCGGTCCTGGGGAATGATGACGACCCGGCGACAGCTGACTCAGTTGACTTGCTCAGGGTGGTTGATCGACTGGTGGACCCGAAGATCAGTGGCCGGCAGATGCCACAGGTTGAAAGAGTTCTCAATCATCAGATCTGGACGAGTGAGGCTGTCGTCTTCTACGAGGGTGAGCAACTCATCGCCTCGGAACCTAATATTTACGGTTTCCTTCCCTTCGTTAATTTTTGTGGTGAAGAGGTTCTGAACCAGTACGTCGGCTGGCCAATTGCCAACCTGATCCGACAGCTGAACAACCACATTAACCAGCTGCTCACGCACTTGAGTTTCACCATTAAAATGCAAGCAGGGACCCCTATCGTATTGTCAGGGTTCAGTAGTGGTGAAACAGTCGTAGTGCACCCTGGCCGTGCACTGAACATCCCCTCCGGTGCCGCAGCAGACGTACTGTCACTGAATCCGAAGATTGAGGAGACTCTCGCCACCGTCAAGTACCTTGAGGACCGTATTTACTCGTCCTCTGCAGTACCAAAGATCTCCATCGAGGGCGGCGACGCAGATAAGACACACATTTCGGGTACACAACTTCTCGTACGTTGGTACCCATTGATGGGCGTGTTTTACGAAAAGTCAGTTCGATATGAGCGTTACGAGCTCCAGCTGGCAAATATGATCTGCGCCATCCTCGACCTGCCGGCCATTGAGGCCATCAACGTCATCTGGCCGGAGGAGCGCATGCTGCCATTCAGCCCGCAGGATGAGACCCTCGAGCGCGACATTGCACTCAACATCGTGACTCCTGTTGAGGAGGTCCGCCGGCGGCAACCAGGTCTTACCGAGAACGAGGCCGAGGCCGAGCTCCAAGCCAATAAGGCCATCAACGAGCAAAACCAGCCCGACCCCGTGCTGCAGGAGGTTCCAAGTGGCGCTCCGGCGAGTAGTTAGTCCTAACCAGTTTTATAGGCCAACGTCGACAGACGTCACGGATACGAACGTGTACTCAGACCCAAGGGTCAAGGCGAGCACCAAGGGTGCTGTCTATGGCATTCAGACCGTGCCGACGTACACGGACACGAGCAACCCCTTCAACTTCACGCCTGGGCAAGTGTCCAACAACTTCCAGAGCTCCAACATTGTCGGCCAGCAGTACCCATGGCTGCATGAAGCTCCTTCTTCTTACCTTCCTTCTAGCCAGGCAGATATGGACTTCGACGACCAGTTCGGCATGCTGGGAAGCCTGTTCGGCCCGCACATCCGGCAGGCAATGAACACTCCGCTTGTCATGCGGGACCCGATCACCGGTCAGGTCGCCGGCAACTTCTTAGGTATGACTGGCGGGCTCACAGTCAATGTATCAATTGATGAGTCTTTGACTGAGAAGCAGTACACCTATGGTACGCCTGACTACTTCCGACGTATCGCCATGGACATGCGGCCGAGCGACAACAACATGCTGCTATCACCTATTTACGCGGCCATGGGTTGGAGTAGCAGCGTTGTGAACGCTCAACAGGATCGTGAGGTTTTGCGTACTGCGAAGCCATCGGATACGAAGACCTACTACGTCACTGGTATGGGCGTTTCGTCACGCAGCTATGACTATGCGCCTACGCCGACGGTCTATCGGTCACCCGAAGCCGCTGCGTCGTATGCCATTAGCGGTGGCTACAGCAGTAATGTGACGAGTTATAACGTTGGTACGCCGGCTCTTGATACCGAGCTTCGGAAGCTTGTTCACCCAGACGCTCTGGCTGTCCGCAATGCGCCGGGTTATGGCGGTCTTGGTCCCTACGATGTCTTTGACAACCTCGGCACTGGTCAATTCCACACTCAGACGCATGTTGTCACTGGTACCTGGAAGCCGCCGTCCATTCCCTACCCGACGTCGAGCAACTCTTCTGCTTCGTTCTCCTATAGTTCGGGATTGATCAAATGACTCTACGGCGTGTTGCTTACAGTCTGGGCAGTAATGCCGGTTCGTCTGTGTTCAGTCCGGGTGGATTCGGTTCTCAGGGTGTGTTTGAAGGTGGCAACTTCTCTGAGCAGCCTTGGGACATTCGCAATGAGCCGTGGGCGCAACCACAGGCTGCTCCTTCTAACTACACGATGAACTCCAACATTTCTAACTACAATACGAACTCCAACATGCAGGCACCCCCGTCGGGTGGTATGCAGCGAGTTCTGTATAGTCTGGGCAGTACTGGTTCATCTATGTATGGTGCTGTTAGCCAGAGTGCGCCCGTCACGCCTAGTTACTACGCCGGTGTGAATCCCCAGGCGTACGGTTACGCTGATACGAGTAAGCAAGATAATGCTGTTGCTGCTCAGAAGCGTTCTAATGCGACATTGGCTTATAACTCTTATGGCGAGGCAACAACTGTAGGGTACAGCCTTGGTGTGACCTCCTCAGGCAATGTCGCAACGTCGGCATTGTCTCGTCAGTCTGCGTTGGGTAATGCAGGGTCGCCGTACGACAATCCGGTTACTCATGTGATTGTCGACTCTGCGGGGAAGTCTTGGACGGACTCCCCATCGGCGATGGCTATGGCTGGGGAAAATGCCTACATGTACTCGCCTGAGTACATGCAGCACCTGCGAAACGTTGAGTTCGCGAAGAAGACCCAACCTGGGTGGGATGGTCCCTATCTCACGAGCAAGGTTGACTACAGCGGTGCTTCTAAGCCGCGTGAGTTTGGTGTGGACTACCCCTATGATCTTGGTTCGACGCCATTGAATGCCGGTGAGAACGCTTCGCAGTACTTCATGCGAGTCCTAAGCCAGAATGTGACTCAGGACCGTGCCGACGAGATGCCGTCCAGCTATACGGCTCCGAAGCCCGTGTCAGTGTCGTTCAACTTTGGTCGTAGTGGCAGCATCAGCTACACGGCTGGTGCGCGTACGTTCAAGTTCTAATCTTTACTTCTTATCTTTTCGTTCTAAGATGTAGGAGGGCCAGGTGCCTGACGAGGAAGAACAGGGCCCCGAGGGTTCTGAGGACCAGGAGCCTGTGGCTCTGGCCAACGAATTAGCAAAGCTGCGCCGAGAAAATGCGACCTGGCGTCGTAAGTACTCAGAGGCGCAAGTAGGACTCGAACTTGTCCGACGGGGTGTCCAGGCTGAGCCCGGTTGGGTCAAGATCGGCGATGGTGAGGACATCAGCACGGCAGTCGATTCCTTCGTAGAGAAGTACCCCTATCTGGCCCCCGGCGGGCAGAACGGGGACTACGAGGAAGAGACCCGTCCTGGAGCCCCGGCGGCACTCCCACCTGCTCCGAGAAACGCCAACGTCCCCGGCCCTCCTGCACGGAGCGGTCTGAGGCATCGGAATATCGAAGAGGTCAAGAAGGACCCGAAGGCTCGCCGGCAGTTTGTCGATGAGTTCCGGGGCGTTCTTGGCTACTCGGAGTAGCTAAGGAGAGCCTTAAATGGCGATCAGCAATAGCACGACCCTCAACGATCTCGTTGGGCAAATCGTCACGCCTGACGTTCTTTCTTATTGGTACTCCAGTCGGGTCATGCGCCCGCTGGTTCGTAGCTATGCCGTGCCCCCGGGCAATGGTTCGATGGTCATCCCGAAGTTCGGTGCCCTCACCGTTGCAGCTCTGACTGAGGGTGTCGCTCCTACCAGCGTCACCCTTACGACTGACGGTGTCACCCTGACGCCGACCGAGCGTGGCACGTACCTCGACATCTCCAAGCGAGCTCTGCACGCTGACCCCTTCCAGGCACTCGAGCCGTACGGGATGCAGCTTGGTCTGGCCCTCGGCCAGGACGAGGATGCTCTGCTCCTTGATGTTGCCTCCACCTTCACCACTCGGCTGAACAACACGGCTGGTGTCGACACAATTTACATCG